GACGTAGGACTGGAGCAGCTGCAGGATCAGGCTGATCAGGTAGCCGGCGACGCCGCTGGCGACGACCTTGGTCTCGGGTGGTCTGGGCTTCACGGCGGGGTTCCTTCGGGGTGGGGCGGGTCGGGGGGCCGGGGCGGGATGGGGATGCCGGATTCGTGCAGGGTGCCGAGGAGCTGGGCCTGCCGCTCGATCAGGCCGGAGAGCCGCCCGTCGACGTTGACCGAGATCGACTGCACCTTGTCGGCGGTCCTGGCGGCCAGGGCGCCGGCTTTCTCGATGCGGCGCTGGTTGATCAGCCCGAGTACCGCGGTGACCAGCCCGAGGATCACGGCTGAGATGGCCAGCACGGCTACCAGGACGTTCACAGCTGGTATCCGTGGGCGGTGACGGCGGCGGCGGTGTTCCCGGCGCCGAGCGCGGGCAGGGTCACGGTGATGGCGGTGTTCGGGCCGGAGGCGGGGACGGGCTTGGGGAACTCGACGATCAGGGGCTGGTTGCCGATCGCCGCCCCGGCGGCGGTGACGTAGACGTAATGCATCGGCACTGTGAGCCCGGCGACGGTGACGGTGACGACCGCGGCGGCGGTGGCCCCGGCGGAGGTGATCTCGAAGCCGGTGATCCAGGTGGTTTTCCCGGCCGCGGCGGGCAGGGTCGCGACCGCGGCCGCGTTGCCGGTCACTCCGGAGTCGCCGTCGACGGGGATGGCGCCGGCCGGGTAGTCGGAGGCGAGCGGGCCGGCCATCGCGACGGGGGGCATCGGGCGGGTGAACGCCTGGATGGTGATCTGGTCGCCGGGGTTGCCGCCGTAGACCGACCAGGCGTAGCCGCGCATGTTCACCACGGCGAAGCCGCGGGGCGGGATGATCGCCATCCCGGTCCCGGCGCCGGGTGCCGCGCCCTTCAATGTGTCGGCGGTCAGGATCAGGGTCGCCGAGGAGGCGGAGGTGATGGCCAGGGCGGCGAACTGGGCGCGGTACTGGTCGCCGGCCTGCCCCAGGGCGGTCAGGGTGTAGGTGGCCTCGCCGAGCACGGCGCCGGGCGCGAACCGGGCCAGGACCGCGGTGAGATCGCCGATCGCGCCGGCCCATTCTGGCTGCACCGGCGGCTGGTCCGGCGGGGGCCCGGTGCGGGGGTGGTCGCCGGGCGGCCACCGCCCGGACTGGCGGGATCTCATGCTGCCACCGCGGCGAGCTCGGCGGCCTGGGTGCCGCGTTCGGCGGTCCGCTGCTCGATCCGCTGCCGGGGGCCGCGGGTGGCCATGATCAGGCCGGCGACGCCGACGGCGGCGCCGGCCAGCACGATCGGGATGGTGATCGCGGCGTTCTCCAGCGGGGCGATCAGCCCGGACAGGATGCTCGAGGTGGCTCCGGACGCGATCTCGCCGGGCCAGTTCAGCGGGTTCCAGCCGAGCCCGCCGGGGCCGCCCTGCCCGGCCAGGGCCCCGGGCTGGCCGGGGACGGGGGCGCTGCTGAAGGCGGCGCCCCCGTTGTAGTGGGAGGCGGCCCACGGGGAGGCGATCAGCGCGGCCCTGGCGGCTTCGGGCTGGCCGGCGATCAGGTCCTGGCGGATCGGGGCGAACGCGGTCATGTTCAGGTAGTCGGCGGCGCCGCGGAGCCCGGCGTCCCAGCTGGCATAGTCGGCGGCGCCGCCGCCGAACTGGCTGCCGGTGGTGGTCAGCTGCGGCTGCCCGGGCACCGGCCCCTGGTTCAGCGGGTTGAACGCGCCGCCGCCGCCCTCGCTGGTTTCCCAGTCATAGACGAATTGCTCGTTGCCCGGGGTCTTCGGCGCCCCGATCGAGGTCAGCAGGTCGTCAGCCCACGTCAGGGCCGCGCCGGGGCCGCCGCCCTCATGGAAGATGGACCAGCTCATGCCGCTGCCGCCGCGAGCCCGGCGGCCTGGGCGCCGCGTTCCGCGGTCCGCTGCTCGGTCCGCTGCCGGGGGCCGCGGGTGGCCATGATCAGCCCGGCGACGCCGACGGCGGCGCCGGCCAGCACGATCGGGATGGTGATCGCGGCGTTCTCCAGCGGCGTGATCAGGCCGGACAGGATGCTGCCCGAGGCGCTGGAGGCGATCTCGCCGGGCCAGTTCAGCGGGTTCCAGCCGAGCCCGCCCGGGCCGCCCTGGCTGCCGGTCAGGCTGAGCGCGCCGAACCCGGCGGGCACCGACCCGGACACCGCGGTGTCGGTGACGCCGGGCGGCGCGCCGAGGGAGGCCAGCAGCCGGGAGTACAGCTCGCCGTAGGCGGTCGACGGGTCGCCGGAGCCCCACTGCCCCTGCTGGATCGCGAGCGACTCGCCGAGGTCCGGGGGCGGGGCCGCGAACCCGGTCTCGATGCCGCCGGTGATGGTGCCGATCCGGGTGGAGGCGTCGACGTGCTGGCCGGCCTGCACCTCGGGGGTGATGTTCTCCGCCGCGTAGACGTACCGGCCGGCGAACGGGCCGGCGGACAGCAGCTCGGCGATGAACGCGCCGCCGGGCCACCCGCTATTGGCGGTCTCCACGATCGTGCCGGGTCCCAGGGCGTAGATCGGGCCGGACGCCGAGTAGTCGACGCCCTGGTCGACGCGCTCGGCGACCAGGCCGGCGGCGCTCCGGAGCGGGTTCTGGTAGGCGGTGCTCATCGCGGCGGTTTCCCGCCGGTGGGACCGCCCTTGCCCTTGCGCACCCGGTGCGCCTTCGGCTTCTTGGGCTTCTTCGGCGGGGTGCCCGGCTTGGGCTTGCGCTTCGGGGGGTGCAGCAGGCGGTTGATCTGGCGCTGCTGCTTGGCGTTGGTGTTCTCCTCGCGGGCGGTGAGCTGGTCGAGGTGGGCGACCTGGGAGGCGTAGGCCTGCAGCTGGGCCTGCAGCGCGGCGTTCTGGTCGGTGTAGCCGAGGTCGCCGCCGCCGCCGGCGTAGCTGTACGGGGTGGCGGTGCCGGTGTCGGCGTACCCGGTGGCGCCGGCGGTGTCCGCGGGGGCGGCGGCCGCGGCGGAGCCGGCGGAGCTGCGTTTCATCAGGGCGTAGGCGGCGACGCCGGCGGCGGCCAGGCCGCCGATCAGCAGCCCGGGCTTTTTCTTCAGCCCGGCCAGGCCCTTGCCCTTCCCGGGGTCGTTGCCGCCCGGGGGCGGCGGCGGGCCGGTCATCCGGTCACGCCGAAGGTCGCGGTTTCCATGGCCCGGTTCAGCGGGCTGGCGGCGGTGGCCGGTGACATCGAGTCGCCGGGGTAGGAGGCCGGGTCGGGGCGGATCAGCCCGGCGGCGACCTTGGCCGGGTCGTAGCCGGAGAACAGCTGCGGCGGGAAGGCGTAGCCCTTGTAGAAGGTGCGGTCGGTGTCCAGGCCGGGCCACCCGTACCGGATCGACCCGTTGTTGCCCGGGGACCCGTCGATGGCCTTGCCGTGCAGCCAGGCCAGGCCGCGGGCCAGGGCGATGGCCTGGGGCGCGGCCCACCGCACCGGGGTCCTGTAGACGGTCTGGGTCGGCTTCATGTCAGCGGCCCTGGAACGCCTTGACCAGGTTCACCCCGCCGGTGGTGCCCGCGGACTCGACCTTGGCCGCGCCGGTGTAATGCGTGACGACCAGGTACAGGGCGATCAGCCCGGCGCCCCAGAGGCCGATCTTCTTGACGGTGCCCATCTTCTTGCCTGCTCCTATCCGTGGACGTGGCCGGCCAGGCCGGTGCTGGGCGCCGGCGGGGGCGGGACGTTCATGTTGACCGGCAGCCCGGCCTGCGCGGCGGCCGGGGGCGCGGTGCCGGCGGCGGGTGCGGGGGCGGCGGCCTTGATCAGCGGGATCGTGGGGTCCATCCAGTCCCGGGCCCACTGGGCGGGCAGCACCAGCGCGGTCGCGGTGCTGGCCAGCGGGGTGGACAGGACCACCTGCAGCGCGATCAGCGCGAGCGCGACCGCGACGGCGCCCCTCACGACAGGATCCCGAGCCGCTGCAGCGCCTGGCCCTTGGTGACCTGGCCGATGATCAGCGCGGAGATCAGCACCAGGGCCAGGCCGCCGGCCATCAGGTGCCTCCCATGATGTGCTGGCCCGGGCCGGCCGGGCGGGACTGCTGCCCGGCGGTCCCCTGGGCCGGCGTGCCCGGGCCGGACGCGGTGCTGCCGGCCGCCCACGGCTGGTTGATGAACTTGGCCTTGACCCAGCCCCACATGCCGGCCGGGCCGTGCCGGAGCAGGTTGAACACCAGGGGGTAAATGAACAGGGCCAGGAACGCCCCCGATCCCTCCGACGTCGCGACGCTGACCCGGCTGGCGGCCGGAGCCGCGGCGGCTGCCGGAGCCGGCGCGGCCGCCGGTGCTGGCGCGGCCGCCGGTGCCGGCGCGGGCGGCGGGGCGGGAGGCGGCGGCCGGCCCGGCCGGCGCGGCGCCCGGGCGGCCGGGGCGGCCGCCGGGGCCGGGGCTGCCGGGGCGGGCGGCTGCTGGCCGTGGGCGGCGCCGATGCCGCCGCGGGCGGCACCCGCGGTCACGCCGCTGCGCGGCTGGTTCACCAGCTGCTGGCGGGTCGGCTTCGGCGCCATCGGTCGCCTCCCGGCGGATTTACATAATTCGCGAATCGCTAGCGAATTGCGCGGACGTGTTCTAGAGGATGGTGAGCTGGGCGGGGGTGAAGCTGGCGGTGTCCTCCGCGTAGCCGAGGGCGAGGCCGCGCAGGCGGGTGCCGCCGGCGCCGTCGTCCTCGTGGCCGGTGATCAGGATCAGCTGGACGCGGTTCCGGGCCGGGGTGGCGTAGGCGTCGTGGACGGGGAACCCGGCGAGCTGCCCGGGCTTCGGCAGGCTGCCTTCCTCGAGGGGGACGGCCGGGGGGGCGGGCGGGATCTCCGGGGCCCCGTCCCTGACGGGGAACCCGGCGGCGGCCCACCGCTGCCCTTCGGGGCTGCCCGGGTCGGGGAAGGCGGGAGTGACGGTCATGGTGCTCCTTGTCAGGTTTTGCCGACCGAGGCGGCGGCGGTGCGCTTGAACAGGCGGACGCGGACGTCAGCGGCGGCCATGCCGGCCACGGTCAGCCCGGCCACGACGGCGAGCCAGAACCCGGGCGAGTCCGGGGACCACGGGACCATCTGCCGGTCCCCGCCGGCCGCGGTGACGGGCGGAGTCGACTGGCCGGCGGCCTTGGACTGGCGGGCCGGGGTCATGCCCAGCAGCGCGCCGGCGGACATCTGGCCGTTCATGTAGTCGGCCGACCCCTGCAGCTGCATCACGGGCCTCCTAGGCGGCGGAGCCGATCGACGCGGTTTCCTGGACGTACTCGATGCCGGGGGTTCCGGCCAGGACCACGGCGGCCTGCAGGTTGATCAGGAACCGCAGCTCGGTGGCGGTGGCCTCGTCGACGGAGTCGCGGAACGCGTTCTCGGACGCGAAATCATGCAGCCAGAACCCCTGGTAGGTGCACATATCGCAGTCGCCGAGCATCTCCACGACGTGGGAGTGGGCGTTGCCGTTGTTCCAGGACTCGGGGATGTCCTGGCCGCCGAACTTCCACTGGATCGACCCGTAGTTGGTGGAGTTGACCGGAACCGGGACGGAGGTAACCCCGTTCCAGGTCTGCCCGAACAGGCGGAGCAGCTGCTTGCCCACGCCCTGGCCGGCCAAGCGGATCTCGTTGTCGCCGTTGGCCACCGTGGTGTACCGGGACTCGATCATCGAGTGGAAGGTGGACAGGTCCGGGATGATGATCTGCCCGGTCGGGGCCTGCGGGATGGTGTACAGGGTGGCGAATACGTTCAGCGCGCCGGCGAAGACCGCGGTGTTGTTGCCGGTGAAGGTGAACAAGTCGCTGAGCGGCGCCCAGTCGATGGCCAGCACCAGGTCCGTCGCGGAGGTCTGGGCGAAGATCGCGCCGGTGAGCGTCATCTGGTCGAACGCGACCGGGACGACCCACTCCAGCTCGACGTTGTAGGTGCCGTTCGGCACCGCGGTAACGTTCTGGCCCATCCCCCACGACTCGGTATTCAGGCTGAGGGTGCCCTGGTTGACCTGGGTGCCCGGCGACGCGCCGCCGATCCCGCGGACCACGCCGCGGTCGGACAGGTCACCGCGCTGCAGCATCTCCCGGACCTTGTACTTCCAGCCCCGGCAGTTCATCAAGTTGCTCTGCCCGTTGGCGGAGAACCGGATCGCCCGGGCCATGTCATACGGCCACCGGCCGGTCGTGGCCGTAGTACCGGTGCCGGAGGTGACGACCGTGCCGGTCCACTGGATCCGCAACTGCCCCAGCACCCCGGTCTGCAAAATGCTGATGGTGTCGGTGGAGCCGAGCCCGGCGAACGCGCCCAGGTTCTTCTCCAAAATATTCAGGCGCCTGGTCTGGCTGAAAAACTGCTTCGGCTGCACGCTCGAGGTGGGAACCTCGATGCCCTGCATGATCTGGGTCGGCGCCGGGGGGGCCATCTAGGAACCGCCCTGGTGCAGCTTGGCCGTGAACCGGGCCAGCCCGGGCGGCGCGTACGGGGCGGCGACCTCGACCAGGTAATTAGCCAGGACCGCGACGCCGCCGACCGCGATCCAGAAGCCCAGCCGGCGCACTCTAGCCGCCGGCCTTCATGTTCTTGTAATGCTCGATGCCCAGATACACCGCGGCCGAAATGCCGGCGATCCAGGCCACGAGCCGGAAACTCGGCACCGGAGGCCTCCCGGGAAGACGCTCAGAGGTCGTCCCGGCCAGGAAGCAGCTGACCCCGGTCAAGAAGCGCTGATCCCTGACCGGGGCCTAACAAGCCTGACGCTAGGCCCGCTCCCCGTTTGCCCGTAAGTGCACGCCCGGGTTCTTGAACCACAAGTGCCCGGCCCCGGCCAGGCTTTCGATCAGCTGGCTGCCATAAGAATCTTCCCGCCCGCACCGGCAGAAAAGCCGCGTAAGAGGAAAAAAGACGTTAGTCTGCGGATCAATGATAAAACCGTCAATTGGATATCGGTATCGATGGAAATGCCAGATATTCACGCGAGTTTTCCCGTGAGTGCACGTTGATTTCAGGTCACAAGGCCGGCCAGAATTACGTTCGCAGTGAGCCAACAGCCAGGGAAGCCGCCCGTAGGAGCCGCCCTGCCGCAAGGCAGCCCGGTGACCGCAAGGGCGGCTTCCTCGGTTACGGATAATCTTGAGCTAGATCACGATCGGCCGATGCGTGATCAGGCGGCGCTGGCCGCTGGCCTTCGGCAACCGCCTCCACCGCCGGCGCCGCCGCCGGGCCACGGCCATACCAGAACTCAGACGATTCATTCGTCTCGGTCATAAAGCACCAGGAGCATTTCAGGCCGGTGATATTGATCAGCTGCCGCATGGGCTTAGGGCAGATGCAATAGCCGCGCCGCTTGCTCTCGGCGATCACCACGCCGAGCGGGACCTTGCCCTTATCGTTCTTCGGCTGTGCGGCGAGCCAGGATTCTGCTTCTGCTTCAGCCATTACTGGTGGGCGGCGATCAGCGCCTGCAGCTGCTCCGCCAGCATCAGGGCGTGGTCCTGCCAGGTGTTCCCGGCCCTGATCTCCCGGGCCAGCGCAACGATCAGCGGCCGCATTCCTGACCGGACGTGGCGGGGCGGCTGGTCGGGGCAGGGGTGGCCGCCCCACGCCTGGCCGCCCATGGCGTGAGTGCCGTAGCCGCGGCCGGCCGGCCGGTCGGTGACCTGCAGGGGGAACCCGGCGAACCGGGACAGGAATTCCAGCAGCTGGGCGCTGGCGGTGATCTGCGCCTCGGTCAGGACCTGGTCCGGGTCCCGGGCGTCGGCGTGCTCGATGCCGTACCAGGTCAGGTTCGCGGCCTCGGCGTGCCAGGCGATCCAGCCCTTGCCGATCGGGCCGAACTGCCAGACCTGCCCGTCTTCGGCGATCCCGAAGTGGGCGCTGACCTGGTTCGCCTTGTTGTTGAATGTGGCGATAGTGCCGGGCAGGTCGCCGACCATGGTGTGCATCAGCGCTCCCTGCATGGCGCCGGATCCCCACGTCCCGCTGGCGCACGGCCACGGGTCGTTGTAGCTGATCCGGATCGGGCCGGTCACGCGCCCTGTCACCGGGTCGACGTCAAGCTTTCCGGGCCATGCTGCGGTACCGGTCATAGGGTCGCTCCTCGGGTCGTTTTTACCTTCAGCAGAGAGCCGCGCGGACGAAGTCCTCCCGGGCGTCGACGAGCTTGCGCAGGCCCTCGGTCCGGTGCGGGCCGCCGGGCAGCTCGATGACCATCAGCGAGGCCAGCGCCTGGAAGGCCTCGCTGAGGCGGTCGACTTTGCCCGGGTCGAACCTGCGGGGGCGGCCCATCAGCATGATCAGGTGATGGTCCTCCGGGTACAGCGGCGGGTCGGCGGCCCCGGCGGCCATCGCCGGTGATTCTTCAGGGCACGGGCTCATTGTCGTCCTTTCAGGTGGGGATGGGGTGGTACAGGTTGCGGCCGGCGCGGCGCGGCGGCAGCGGCGGCATCAGGTAGAGCTGCTCGCCGTCGCGGTCGTACATCGTGTAGGCGTGACCCTGGCAGTGCGCCTTGTTCAGGTCGGCGTACTCGGTGCGGTCGTAGCCGATGCTGTCGGCGATGCGGTCCGAGTCATACACCACCGGGGTGCGGAACGTGACAATCAGGTCGGCCTGCCCGATCCGCAGCACGTCGATGTCCATCGGCCGGGGGCAGGCCTGCAGGAGCTGCAGGTTGTGGTGCCGGCCGTGGTGCAGGATCCGCCGCTGGTTCGGCGGCGTCTTGTTCCCGCTCTCCCCGGCGCCGACCTCGTCGAGCCACAGCATGGCCCGCTGGTCCCGGCCGCGGAGCACCAGGCCGGCGGCCCGGTCGATGTCGTCCATCGCGGTCGGCGACCCCATGTCCGGGCAGTACACGCAGGTCACGAACGGGTGATCGTCATCCAGGCTCGAGGGCAGCCGGACCGGCAGGGTATCTGCGCCGAGGTCGATGAACGGGATCCCGTCGCGGCGGAAATCGTCGCGGACATCATGGGTCGGGTCGATCACCAGCTTGTCGAACGGGTACAAATCGAACCACTGCCGGCAGTAATGCGACTTGCCCCGGTTCTTCATCCCGGACGCGAAAATGTAATACGCCTTCCGCGGATCCGGCGGCCGCCACGTCACCTCCGGCTCGGTCACGGCGGTGCCGGGATCTCAAGCCCGAACTGGGCGAGCATGGCCCTGACCGGGTGCGGGACCATCGCGCTGATGCAGCCGTCGCAGACAAGCAGCTTCAGCCGGGCCTGGCCGGTGCGGCGCTGTACGTCCAGCAGGACGTTCTGGTCGGCGCGGTCGCCCATGATCTTGCCGCAGATATCGCAGCCGGTCTCGTCGACCTCCAGCTCGCGGCGGATCTCGACCAGGTCGCCGGCGGCATGGGCCTCGGTCAGCCGCAGCAGGGTCCGGTAGGTCACTGCGGTTCCGGCCCGGCGCCGTCGCCGCCGTCGTACAGGACGGTGCCGGCGGCCTTGAGAGGCTCTTTGGCGCGGCGGGCGGCGCGGCGGGCCTCCCACATCGAGACCACCGATTTCATGCCCCAGGCCAGGAGCCCGACGGCGGCCATGCCGATGTCCTCGAGGTCGGTGAGGTTCTCGCCGTCGCCGAGCGGGATCCGGCGGGCCATCAGCCGGCCCACCGGCGGCGGGATCATCTTGTCGTCGTCGTCGTCGGGCAGCCAAGACTTGTCTTCGTCGCCGGCGGCGAGCTGCTTGTTCAGCAGCCCGCCGGCGGCCCGGAGGACCCCTTTGGCGATGTTCTCATACGCGGAGGCCTTGGCCTTGGAGGCCGACCTAGTAGGGGTAGGGCCCGGGTTCTCGCCGCTCGATGCCGATGCTGAGCCGTCGCCGGCCTGGTGGTCGCCCAGGGGGTCCGGGCTGGCCGGGCCCGGGGGCAGCTGCTGGTACCCCGGCAGGCCCATCACCGGCTGATCCTGGCCCTGGGCCGGGTCCGGGGTCGGGGCCTGGGTCTGGCTGCTGCGCATCGGCGTATCCCTTCACGGTGATCGGCGGCTTGCCCGCCTTCCGCCCGGCCCGCGGCGAGGAACGGCCGGCCGCGGCCGCGGCGGGCGGGGGGTCCTGGATCTGGCCGGGCCGCTGCCCGGGGACGCGCCGGCACACCATGTACTTCCCGCACCCGTCGGCGGGGCAGGATCCGCGCCAGGTCGACCGGGGGCGGCCGTTTTTGCCCTCTGGCGCATCGGTGGTCAGGGGGTGCCCGTCGGGGCAGGTCCCCGCGACTTTCACGGTCACGCTGCCAGGCAACAGGCCGCAGGGGGTTTCCCGGAAGTGCAAACCTGGTTTTGCACTAGTGTGAATCGCACGCATGTTCCCACACTGGGATGTGTGGCGGACCCGGCAGAGAACCTGACCAGCCGCCTGACGGCGTCAGCGGACCGGCTGGCCCAGCTCCGGGAGGAAGCCGGCGCCGAAGAGCAGCGCCGCGACGACCTGGTGATCGAGCTGCGCGATTCCGGCCGGTCCTGGCGGGCCGTCGCGGCCGCCGCCCGGCTGTCCATCTCCCGCTGCGTCGCCATTGTCACCGGCCACACCTAGGATGCGACCATGCCCCAGATCCTCACCCGCGAAGGCCCTGCCGACGGCGAGGTGCAGATCATCGGCGTCGAGCTCGCGGTCACCCAGCCCGAGGGCGGGGAAGTCGAGCTCGACATGTTCCCCTGCCGCCACACCCTGCCCCAGGTCTCGCAGTACGGGTGGAACCGCCAGATCCGGATCACCCTGCACACCAGCCACGGCGATATCACGCTGCGGGAGTTCACGAACCGGCTGTAGCCGGCGGCAGCCAGTCAATCTGATCAGCCCCGTTCACAGCTCAGCCGCCCGCGGTCAGCCCCTCGCGCGCGCGTCAGCTGTGGTGACCTCGGTGGCTGGGCTCCTGAGGTGGTGACTGGCTGTTCTGAGGTTTTCGAGGCGTCGTGCTCGACGAAGTCGAGTGCGACGCAGGCTTTTGACCTTGACTTTGAGGGGGTGCCGGGTGGGGCAGGATGCCCCCCTGGCGGTTTAGTGCAGAGCCTGCGGGCCCGGCGTGTAGCGATCTATGCTACACCCCATCTGTACGGTTTTGCCCGTTTTGGGACGGATGTCAGCCAGGACGCGGGGCGCGGCCGTAACGATCTGGTTGCAGGTCCGCGACGGGCCTGCACGGCCCCGGATGATCGGGCTGAACGCGGGCATGCCGACAACCATCAGCGGCCCGCGGGGCTCACCTGGAAAAGGGCATGCTAAAAACCGCCAGGTGCCGGGGGCGATGGCCTTACTGACGTTGCCGGGTCACCGGAATTGGACGCGCCGGACCCAACCGCGTTGCGTTAAGCCCTCAGATCGGCGCCCCCTTCCCCCCGCCGGCTCGGCGAGGCGGGCGGGATCCCGCCGCGGAAGAAACAGCCCGGGCCATCAGCCGGCCGGGCCGAAATCGAAGGGGTTATGCCGGGGGCACCACACGACCTGCCAGATCTGGCCGGACTCCAGCCGGAGGAACGTGCAGCCGCACCGCGACGACCACTTACGCCGCCGCGATCGCAGCGGGAGCAGGGACAGCAGGGCGTTCACCCGCCAGCCGGCCATCTAGACGTCCGGACGCGACCGCGCGCCGTTCAGCTCCTGGCCCGCAGATGCGCCATGATCAACCGGGGGCGATACGGCATGCCGCCCCTGAACCACCCGGGCGGCATGCCGGCCCTCCGGCCGGGCACCAGGCCCGGGCTCCGCGTCGACCAGCTCGGTGACAGTCCTGACAACGGCGACTATCCGCCCGGTCCCGGCCCGCAGCTCCCGGATCCGGCGCCGCAGCACCAGCGCCTCCAACAGCAGCCAGCCCGCGATCAGCCCCTCAGCAACCGCGATCACGACCTCCGCGATCGCCGCGCCCATCTCAGCGGTCCCGCCGGCGCGGACCGGGGTGAATCAGCACCGACGTCGCGAGGGCGACCACCGCCACCACCACCAGGACGGCAATCACCACAGCCGCGCCGGTCAACATCCCGCCTCCAGCCACGCCACCAGATCAGCCAGGTACGCCGCCGTCTCCGCCGTCATCAGGCCGCCCGGGACAACAGGGCACAAGGCGGCCGCCGCGGCCCACTCATAAAGCCAGCGCCTGAACCGCCCCGTGCCCTCGTTCCCTCCGCTCCCGTCGGGGCCTACCGGCGCCAGAGCCCGGGCTGGATTTTCAGCGGGACCGCGAAGCGAAGAGACATCACCGGCGGCCGCCGCCCGTGCCCCACCAGCACGGGAAACAGCGGCCGCCGGCCCGGCAGCCAAAACGGGTGGGGAACCGGCCGCCGGAGCTGACACAAGGAGGCCGGGAACCGCTGAGAGATCCCCGGCCCCCCCACTGCAGCCGGCCGGTCGAGCCCCGCGACCACGATCCCCGTAGCCCGGGCCAGCCGGCAACATCCCCGGTGCCGGGCCGCCGGCAACCAGGGGACCCCGACCGGCGGCCGCCGGAGATATGCCCTCAAGCCCCGGGTCGTGAGGCGGAGGAACCGCCTCAGGGCGAGGAACGGCGACCGCCGGAATCATAGCGAATTCCCGCTGGGCTGGTCGAACGCCGGATCCCAGCCAAGCTCGATCGAAGCCGCCAGCGGCGGCCCGAACAGCGTCGCCAGCGGCCGCGCGATGTCCTCGATCATCTTCTTGTGATGATCAGACAGATCCGGGTGCCGCCAACTCAGCTGCAGGACCGCGATCAGGACATAGGCGGTATACGGACCCAGCGACACCGTCGCCCGCTCGCACTCCCCCGCCGACTCCATCTCGATCAGGTCAGCGATCGCCTCGACGACGTCGCCCTCATCGATCGGCAGCGGCGCAGGCTTGACGGCCGCGCGGGGCACCCAGCCGTCCTCGGACGCTCTCAGGCAACTTGACATAACGACGCCCTCCGACGCCTCGCGGCCAAAGGATCGGGAGCATTCAATAGGCGGTCGACGGGGACGTCGAGGGCCTGGGCGATGTCTTCGACCTCGGAAAGTTTTAGACCGGTCTTGCCCGTCAATCGAGCCGAGACGAACGCCTGGTTGTGGCCAAGAGCATGGCCGAGCGAAACCTGGCTGATGCGCTGACGGGTCATTTCCAGACGGATTGCCTCGACCACCCGCTTGTTCAGCGGGTCAACCACTAGGTCTATAGGCATGGGCGGTAAGTTAGCCGGCTAGCCATTTAATGGCAAGTGCGTGACGTTGACTGGCTGGCGCAGTAGACTATAGGCTCAGCGTGTAGATCTAGCGCAGAGGGCTAAATGAGATTTAACGATGCCGTAGCGGCTGAAATCCGTGCAGAACTGGCAAGACAGCAACTATCAGGTGTCCGCGCCGCCAAGTCTTTGGGCTGGACGCAGAACTACATCTCGGCTCGACTGCGTGGAGTCGTGCCGTTGAGCCTAGACGATCTTCAAGCGATCGCTGATTTGCTGGAGGTACCGGTGACGAAGTTTTTCGAGGTCACGGGCACTGATGTCAGAACACCGGGATCATGCCCGCCCGAGCTTGAGGCCGCAGCATGACCCCGTGCCCCGATCACCGGAGGCGCGAGATCCGCGACCTGGGTATCGCCGCCGGAATTCCGGCCCAGGCGATCGACCAGCTGCTCGGCGATGGCCTGACGATCGTCGACCAGCCGGACATCACGGTCACGCTGCGGGTGCTCGTCGACCAGCCGGAGGCTGGACGCCCGTGCTGCGATCACTGCAATAACCGCGAAGGCGACCCGGGCGGCCACGACTACGGCGACGAGAGCGCCCACGACGGGCCTTGCGCCGAATGCGACCGGGGACAGTCGGACGGTGCGACGTGACCGCCGGCGCGGCCACGAAGGCCGGCCTGGCGGCCGAGCTGGAGAGCGTCCGGGCCGAGCTGGCCGACATGAAGGATCTGCTGGCCGCGATCGTCGCTGTGGCCGAATCCTCGCTGGCCGGGGCTGCCCGATCGCTCGGCCGGATCAAGGGAGCAGCCGGCAGCGCGTCGGATCCCGCGCGGGCTGCCCGTTCGCTACGAGCCCTCCTCGCCGACGATCGCCACGAACGCGAGCAGGCGGGTGATCAGATTGGCTACCTGGCCGACGTCGACGTCGACGAGCCGGCATGACCAGGCTGCCGAGTCCGGGCGCGACGGTCGCCGCCGCGGTGGCGGCCCGGGTTGCGATGGTCCTTGCTGAACGGGCGCGGGTTGCGATGGTCCTTGCTGAACGGATGGCCGGCGGCGGCTCGTCAGGGAGGGAGAACAGTCCTGGGGAGGGAACATGCCAGTATCCGACGACGTCGTCGACCGCCACCTCGCCGAGCTCGCCCAGCGGCGCCGCTCCGAGGGGACCATCTACGCCCGCCGGCGGGCGCTAGCGCGGATGGCGGCCGCCATCGGCGTGCCGCTGCTCCGGGCCGCCCCCGATGACCTGACCGAATGGCTCGACGACCTGGAAGTGATCGACAACACGATCGTGCACTATGCGTCCCACGCCCGCTGCTTCTACCGGTGGGCGGTGCGCAAGCGGCTGGTCGACGTCAACCCGATGGATGAGGTGATCGTGCCGGTGCTGGTGCGGGGCCTGCCCCGGCCGATCAGCGAGGAAGACCTGATGCGCGCGATCGCCGGCGCGCCGCAGCCGATCCGGATCTGGCTGGTGCTGGCCGGCTGGGCCGGGCTGCGGTGCTGCGAGATCGCCCCGCTGCGGCGGGAGAACGTGCTCGACACGGCCACCCCGCCGGTCCTGCTGATCGCTCCCGACGCCACGAAGGGCCGCCGCGGCCGGATCGTCCCGCTGTGCTCATTCGCCGTCGCCGAGCTCCACCTCGCGGGCATGCCCCGGGCCGGCTACATTTTCCGCCGCGCCGACGGCCGCCCGGGCGCGAACCGGCCCGCCGTGATCTCCCACGCAACCGCCGCCTACCTGCACGAATCAGGGATCGACGCGACGATCCACCAGGCCCGGCACCGGTTCGGCACCAAAACCTACCAGGCGAAAAAGGACCTGCGGCTGGTGCAGGACCTGATGGGCCACGCCGACCCGGCCACCACCGCCGGCTACGCCGCCTACTGCCAGGCCGACGGAATCGACGCCGTCGAGGCCCTGCCGGTCCCGGCAAGGCTGAGGGCCGTGGGTGAATGAACGCGCGTTTCACGTTAAACCGAAAATGGGGTCTGAGCTGTGACGATAATTGTTTCCCGCGAAACGTCGGCTACCGCCGGCGGACAGAAATTGTGTTCGTGCGGGTGCGGCAGGCCGCGCGACCGGAAAGGCCAGCGGTACGCGAAGAAATGCCACGCCCGCTACATGCGGGACTGGCGGGCCAGCCAGGCCAGCAAGATCAGGCCGGTGCTCACTGCGGATGAGTGGGCGCGGATTCTGGCTTTCCGCGCGCTCGGCGGCGCGGGCGATGACGCCGGCGACCCGCGCGGCCGGGGCCTGCGGGCATGAGCGATCCGTCCGGCTGGGATTGCAGCGCTTACGGGCCCGGAGCCGCCGAGGTCGGCGCGCTGTGCTTCCTGGCCGGAGACCGGCGGGTGTGCGCGGATCTGGGCGAGTGCAAGCGGGTCATGACATCCGAGCGACAGCGGGTGTTCGCCCGGATCAGCGAGCTGGCCGCGGCCGGCGACCAGGTCGCGATCTATATTGCGGCAGAGTTCACCCACCCCGATCAGCTCCTCAACCCCGCTTCGGAGCGCTGGGGTGATCCCGGATGAGGGATTTCACCTTAGCCAATGTGCTGATCGCGGCGGCCGCCGCCGCGGTGGGGGCGCCGGTGCTGTTCCGGCTGGCGCGGCGGCGCGGCTGGTTCCGTTAGCGGGAAACGGCGACTTGCAGGTGACCTGCAACCTGCCGGTTCAGGCAAGTCATAACTAGTCGGCGTACCACTGCCAGGTAGGGGCGGTGGTGGCCCAGTCGAGTTCGATCGTGGACCGGGCGGGCACGTGGTAGGGGGTGCCGGTGAAGGGGATCAGGCCGGTGGGGGCGCCGTTGATCTTGACCGCGGTCAGGCCGCCGAGGGTGAGGAAGATGATCTCGACGTCGTTCTGCGATGTGGAGACGGTGTACGGGGAGGCGCCGATGACGGGGGCGGTGATCTGGCCGCGGGGGTTGTAGCCGAGGACGCCGCGGATGATCTGGGGGGTGCCGGTGAACGCGTTGGAGGGGGTGGTGCCGGCGCCGGTGAGCTTGCAGCCCTGGTAGTAGGCGTGGGAGTTGGTCTTGACCGGGTTGGTGACCAGGCCGGCGCCGGCGCCGACGGGGGTGGAGCAGATCGTGCGGGCGCTGAAGTAGGTGGATCCGGCGGTCTGGCCGGAGGTGTCGATGTCGTATCCGGTGAGGCCGGACTGGTTGTTGGCGGCCAGCACGAGGTCGGGCTGGACCTGGTCGGGGGTGCCGGTCACCAGGAGGCCGGTGGTCCATGCCTGGTGGGCGCGGCCGCGGATCTGCACATCGGTGCCGGCCAGGACCTGCACCGTGCTCGAGCCGCCCTGGAAGGTGCCGTCGAGGTCGATGTTGCCGGGGGTGCCCTGGATGATCACGGCGGCGCCGGCCCCGGCCGCGGAGGGGGCGCCGAGGTCGAGGTTGCGGCCGCGGACGGTGGCGCACGCGCCGGCGATGTTGAGGCCGTTGCCGGTCCCGGCGACCACGCCGGCGTTGACACTGACCAGGAGCACGTCGCCGATGTCCTGGACGGTGACGGCGTCGAGGTTGGCGGCGGGCCCGGTGGTGGTGCCGATCTGCTGGCACTGGATGCCGGTCAGGAACAGCTCGCCGAGGTTCCCGGTCGCGGCCGTTCCCAGCACCCGCACCCCGCCGGCGCAGTTCCGGGCGACAATCCGGGTGATCATGGTGTCGACGACGGCGGCGGTCGCGGAGGAGTCGACGTCGACCACCAGGCCGTTCAGGCCGGTGCCGCGGACCTGGTCGATGCAGCCGCCGGCGACGCCGGTGACCTGGATCCCGGTGACCAGGACCAGGCCGCCGAGGACCCCGGTGGCGGCGATCGCGAAGCTGCCGAGCCGGTAGTTCACCGCGGTGCCGGCCACGGAGAAGGCCAGGGAGGACCCGACCAGGTTGATCACGGTGCCGTACCCCGATCCCAGGACGCTGGCGCCGGGCAGGGCAATCGGGACGGGGGCGTTGAAGTACCACTGGCCGGCGGCCATCGTGACGGCCAGGCCCTGGCTGGTCAGTGACTGGATGTTGGCGGGGTCGGTCGCGCCGGAGGTGTCGCCGGAGGGGAGCAGGAAGCCTTCCACGCTGATGCCGCCTAGTCCTTTGAGGAGTATCTGCTCGGCGATCTGGGCTGGGGATACCTCGCCGCCGAGGCCGCCGGGGATGGCGTTGAGGACCGCAGTGCCGGCCTGGGACCGGGCCCAGATTTCGTCGGTGCCGTCGACGGTCAGGGAGCCGAGCGGGTCGATGATGCCGACGGCCTGCCCGGCCGGGTCGAAGCCCTCGTCGGGGCCGAGGTAGATGGTGGTGATCTCGTCGCGGTTGCGGAGCTGGACCTGGCCCTGCCCGGCGGACACGGCCGGGACGGCCTTGAAGCTGACCACCTCGATCAGGCGCGGGTTGAACGCCACCGGGTCAGAGGAAGGTGAACGGGCGCATGAAGACCGGCTGCTGCCGGCCGCGGCCCTCGTAGGCGTCGCGGAGCAGCACCGCGCCGAGGACCAGGGCGACGACCCCGACGACGGTTTCCAGGCGGGCGTCGCTGATCAGGTGCCTGCTCACGGGTGCGGGGGATGCCGGTCCTGGACCAGCGGGTCGACGTGCGCGGAGGCCTCGGTGAGTTTTTCCTCGGTCTCGTCGTACAGATCCAGGAGCTTGGCGCTCCCATACAGCAGGCCGGCCCCGCTGACCGCGATCAGGATGCCGAAGGCCTGGCGGCGGTTCCTGCGGTTCTCGCGGCTCATCAGCTCTTCGCGGTCCGCTATGTCCATTTGCTTGCTCCTGGGTCAGTTGCCGGGCCCGTAGCCGGGGCCCGCGGTGACTGGGGGGACGGGCTCGCCGGGCCTGGGGGTGTGCGGGGCGAGGTAGCCGGCGATGATCGTGACGGTGGTGATGAGCAGGGCGATGGTGGCGGCGGGCGGGGCGTGGAAGTGCGGGACGTAGGACTGGAGCAGCTGCAGGATCAGGCT